TGCGGGCCGGATGGTTCGGGGTACGTTCAGGCCTAAGACGCTCTATGTCGGACCGACATCGACGACCTGGCTTACCGGTATCGAGGTAGAGTCGGAAGACAACGAGGGCAACAAGGAAGTCAAGCTAACGACTCCAAGCGTGGATCGCAAAGATCCGGTTCCGACCGAACCATTAATCCTGGTAAAGGATGATGTGCGCCGGGAGCTCTTCCGGATGGCAAAGCAAGAACATCTGGCTTCGAAGAGTGACGCGGAAGCATCGGGCATTGCCTACGAGCAGCGCCGGGCGGCATTCGTATCGTCGCTGAATGAGACGGCGGCGCCGGTTACGGATCTGGCTCGGTGGGCAATCGAGACATCCATGGCGCTGGCCGAGGACATCATGGATGAACCGGGGCATTTCACCGAGACTCTCCGGGTCGAGTGCCAGCTGCGGTTGGATAAGGGTCCGGTGAGCCACGAGGAGCAGACAGCGAATTGGACGGCGGTGAAGGACGGACATCTGCCGCACACGGACGCGCTTACCAGGAATGGGGTTGATGATCCGGACGCGGCGTTGCTCGAGATCAATTCTCAGCCGGCGGCGATTCTGCAGCGAGAGAAGTTGATTGCAGAGGTGGTTGCGGCATGGACGACGGCCGGGACGTCGCTCGAGGCAGCAGTCAAGCGGATGAAGCGATTGTTCCCGAATATGACGCCAGAGGAGGTTACGGAGTTGTTGAGCGGGGCGAAGGAAGAGGACGTAGTCGAACCTGTCCCAGGTGGTGGCGGAGATGCGGAGTGAGGAGTTCCCGGTTGATACTGCACAGAGGCGCCTTCTCCAGCTGTTCGAGAATGGCTACTCTGCGGGCATCTACGGGCGGAGCTTCCGGAAGCATGGAGTCAGTCCTCAGGCGGTGGCGCTAGACATCGGAGCGGAGATTGAGTATCTCGAGGATCGCGACCTATACGTCTTCAAGCCGGGGAACTAAATGGCCAGAGTGCGACGAGGCAAGGCAGAGGTGATGACGGAGGCACAGATTACTGAAGCCGCGAAGATCACCGATACCGACATAGAGTCTGCGCGAGCGGCGTGGAATGCTGCCGCTCCATCCACTTGGCGTCCATTACTCAACGCTGTCCCTTGGGACCAATCATGAATCAGCAGCCGATGCCGTACTCGAATGGCCCGCAGGAGATGCCCAATCCAAACGAGCGTCCGTGCTGCGGATTGTGCCAAATCCCGATCCCGCTCTATCATCTCGCGGCCGGGAAGGGAGTACTCGGCGGCAATGCGTTTATCTGCGAGGACTGTGCGGATTCGGCGGAAGGATGGGACTATGTTGAGGGAATCGCAAAGCAGTTCGTGTCGCCGGTTGAGGATGCCGCGATCAAGTTCGCGCAGACGCTCTACGATGGCGTGGGCATCGCGGACGCGCTCATCGTTCTGATCGATCTGGTGAAGGTGGACACAAGCAAGCCCATTGGTGGGTTCGCCGGGAACATCTTGAAGGAGATTGCAAATGCCTCTCAAGAAAGGGAAGTCCAAGAAGGCGGTGTCATCGAACATCCGGAAGCTGCGTCACGAGGGATATCCACAGAAGCAGGCGGTGGCGATCGCCATGAACAAGGCAGGCAAATCACGGAAGAAGAAACGCAAACGCTGATCGAGATTCTCAACGAGTTAGATGCGATGCCGTGTCGTGCCGGATTGGCTGACGCAGCGCCATGCCTGACGCCCGAGCAGACCGGGACCGCATCCGGATATCGCTGCGAGCATCATCGACTGGTCTTCCTGGGTCGCCGAGCAATTGAGCGATTCCACACCAGGATGGAGATGATGTGGGATAAGTTCTTCCAGGGCGAGCACGAGATCGTGATGGGAGTGGAGATGGTTAAGGCCATGGATCAGTTGGCAGTTGCCATTCTCCAGTGCTTCGCTGATGGGAAGCTGCATGGCGAGATTTATGAGACGCTCGTGCGATGGGCGGACGCAAGATTTGGGGAGAATGGAATCGAGCGTCTGAAGCGATTCGCGGATCTGATGGACGATCCGACTCTGCCGACCAATCCTCCACAGGGTCGAAATCGCGATCCTGGTGCTGAACCATGCGGATATTGTGGCGCCAAGGTTGGCGAGGGTTGTTACGATCGGAGCGGGCGGTATATCAAGAATGTGCACGTGGTGCTCGGTGGCTAAGTTCTTCTGGGACGCTCGCCGGGCTCGCTATCGCTACCAGGATGGCTCGCTGGTCCCGGCGAAATCGGTGCGATTTGCTCTCGATAAAGCGCTTTCGAGTTCATCTCGCCGTGTCTACGAGACGAGTGTAGCGCTGAAGGAGGGCCGGATCTCGCTGCGGTCCTGGGAACAAGCGATGCGGAAATCCATCAAGGACACGCAACTCTATTCGGCGGCGATGGCTCGAGGCGGATGGCAGAACATGTCCAAGCGGGATTTCGGTCGAACCGGCCCGCTGGTCCGTCGCCAGTACGCGTATCTCAAACGATTCGCCGCGCAGATAGAGGTCGGGGCGACTCCTCTGGATGGCGTTTTCCTCCGTCGGGCTGAGCTCTACACGGAGGCGGGATGGTCGACCTATACAATGTTCGAGGAGCTTAATCACCGGGAGCGAGGATACGATCAAGAGAAGAATGTCCTCGATCCGAGCGCCAAGCACTGCCGTGGCTGTCGGCTCGTTGCCTCGTATGGGTGGGTGGTTATCGGCTCTTTGACGCCCATTGGCATGCGACCTTGTAAGAATCGGGACCGGTGCCATATGATCTACCGCAAAAGGCCGGGACGTGGCCGGTCCCGTCGCCGCGAAATTACGGACGCGGAATTCATCGGACAGCGGGGTATCCCAATCCCGCCGGAATTAGCGACGGCGCCAGAACCGGAGGTTTAGGGCACAGTACTTGCGTTCAAGGCCTCGACCGATTTTCTTCCGGTCCAGACATAGAGTTGGGGAGCGTCCAAAGGATGCCGAGATCGCGAGATCAAGGAAGCCGGAGGATACTCCCCATCTCGTTTAGCACCATTTCTTCACTACGCGCACCATAGGAGCGCCACATGGCTGACGGGGATGACAAGGGAGGCACACGGAAGAGGCGTCGCAGAATCCCGTCTCGACGGGAAGTAGCGGATACCGCTCGCACTGCCGCCCAGGCCATACTCAAAGAGCATGGCAACAACGCCGTGGCAGCCATTGCGGACCTGACCGACCAGACGTATCGGCTTCGGACCAGGCTTCGCAGCATGAAGGACTCCATTCCCAAGGATGGAGATGTCGTCCTCAAAGGCGATGATGTGAAACGGTGGGATGCAGTCAAGGGTCTGAATCTGAAGCCGGAGGAACTTGCAGCCCTACCGACGAAGGTGACGGACCTTGAGAAGAAGTTGGCTGAGAGGTCGGATACCGACCACTTGGCTGAAGTTGGAGACGTGGCCAAGTTTCCGAAGACCGTCCTTGCCGATCTGTCGAAGGCCCGTGGTCTCAAGTACGAGATCAGGACTGAAAAGGTTAAGGTGACCGGCAAGGACGGGAAGGAAACCGTCGAGACCCGTAAGGTCGTAATGGTCACGGAGAAGGACAGCACTACTCCCGTCGAGCTCTCCGCGTATATCGAGGAGAAGGCTCCGGAGTACAAGGATCGATTCACGAAGGATGACAAGGATCAGTCGACGCAGGGTGGTGCGGGTGGAGGCGGTACGCGTCGAAAGACCTTCACGACACAGCAGGCGGCTAGCGATTCATCGGACGCGGAGAAGAAGACGTCCATCGATGAGGCCATCGAGAAGAATCGTGCAGCTGCTCGCGCTCCGAACCCACTTCGGCCCGCGAAGGCTTCAGCGTAAACTCATTGGGGAGGGAAAGGCCACATGCGTACGACTTTCACTCCCGGTCGCCCCAACTTCGTGGCCGACTGGGATAGCCTTACCCGAGATACCGGGCACACGATCGACTGGGCTAACGTCCCGGCGAGCTACCGAGTCGGAGCAGTTGTCGTGACTCTGTCAGCTGGCGCGTCGGCGGGTGCTGTATCGATCGCGTTCGCAGCCTTGACTGGTGCGATTCCGGCGGGTACCACTCTGTACTTCGGTGAAGCTGGCGAACTTGCCCGCACGACAGCTGCGGCTGCGGTGGGTGCGACGTCGGTTGCTACTGATGCGCTTCCGGCGGCTCTCGAGTCGGGCGATTCGGCAACGTATGTTCCGGATCTCGCGGCCCCGAAGGTCATTCCGGCAGGAACCCGTATGGGCGATGCCGGGACGGATGGGAAGATCTACCCGAGGGTAGTGACGACCAATCCGGCGAAGTTCCTGTTGGCGACGGACGCTGTCGAGGAAGTGCTTGGGTTCGCCGGGCACCTCAATCGCAGCAGCTATGGCGTGATCCGTGGTGGTGTGGTCTACGAGAATCTGCTCCCTGGAGCAACCGGTTCTCCAAAGGTCATCCCGTCTGCGGAGAAGACGGAGCTTCAGACGGCAGGCGTCGGCACCGGATTCTCGTTCGTGCAGTATCGCGACAGCACTGCCTGAGGCGGCTCGGAGCTTCTCGGCTTTCAACCCGCTTTCAAACTCTCATCATTCGACCAGGATAGTAAGCCATGCTGCTGAATTTCGCAGAGGCGCTCCGGGACCCGAGGATCGGAGGGCAGGAAGGTATCAATCGGCTGTCGAACGCTGCTCGTTCGCCTGCGTCGTACCTTCTGGCCACGATCCTGCCCGAGCGGCAGGTTACGGACTACGTTGCCCGTGGAAGCTCCATGATCATCCGGAGCACCATGGCTGGCGCAGTCGGTATGGATTCGAAGTACCCCGAGGGTGGAGCCATGTCGCTCTCGGTCTTCATGGAGTCGATCGCAAAGATCGCCATCGCAAACCGGCTCCAGGAGCAGGTTCTGCGGGAACTCCAGAATGCCGCGAGGGACATTCTCGTCCGGGGTGGCGACACCACGGATCTCGCGGTACAGACCGTTCTCAACTTCGTACAGAAGTTGCTCCTGCAGCCGCATTACGATCGGCGTGAGTGGCTGCGAGGCCAGGCGCTCTTCACCACCGGGATTGACTGGCAGTTCAATGGGGTCAGCCTCGAGGTGGATTACAGCATCCCGGCGGAAAACATCTTCACCACCCGGACCGGCAATGACGCCTACTCTGGATCGGCCTCGAAGTTCTGGGACGACTGGAAGTCGGCTCGTCGAATTCTGGGCGACTCGTTCCGAGGCGGCATCACCACTCGGGCGCTGGCCGACGACATCATCTACAACCCGGTCAACAAGATCCTTGTTACCGGGGATGAAGGTGGAGTCATCAACTTCGTTCGCTACCTGGGCGCTGAGGACGGACTACGGCCGCAGTCGCTCGATGCCAGGGAACGAGGCCAATTGATCGTCTACGACAAGGAGGGTGAGGTCTGGGATCTGGCCACTCCGGGTCGGACTGTCAAGGTCGATATGGTGCCGGCCGGCGTGATTGGGTTCTTCGGATCGGACGACCGAGCCAGCGAGTTCATCGTGGGCGAGGGCGCAACCGAGGATCCGGAGAATGATCGGGCGCTTGGTTACACCCATATCGGACCCACGGTTGAAGGTGGTGGTCAGACCGGCATCTGGACTCGGGTCTATACTCCCGAGGACATGCCGATGCACCTTCAGGGTCAGGCGGTCGAGAACGTCCTGCCGGTGATCCAGAACTCGAGCAAGATCGTTCTGGCGTCGTCGGATCTGTCGGCGTAAGGAGGTAGGATCTAGAGCGACTCTCCGTTTCTCGGCAAAGGGGCTCTGATCCAAGCAAGGAGCAACGCGGACGCGTACGGCGAAGTCTGAAATCTCTCGTCGGCGCGTCCGCTCAACTTTAGGTCCGGAGGTAGCGATGAAGCGAGTATTCACCGGGGTGGCGATTCTGCTGGCGCTGATGGCCATGATCATGATTGGGAATGTTCTCGGAATGAGCGAGGAGGTTCCCATCGTGGCAATGGGGCTGGTCGGCGGGGTCGTGGTTCATCTGAAGTCTCTTTACGTCGACGATGCGAAGAAGATCTATCGGCCCGGCAAGGAAGTCGAGATGCCAGATGCCGATGCGCGTAAGCTCGGAATTCATCCGGACCAATTGAAGAAGGCTGCAGCGAGCGGAACGACTACCGACACTGAAGATGGTGGTGGCGGAGGCGATACTGACCCGGATGCGATTCCGGATGACTTCCCCGGCGCTGCCTCGCTTCGTAAGGCTGACTTCACGATGTCGGACGTGCGAGAGGCTACGAGGGAGGACCTGTTGGAGCTCGATGGAATCGGGGAGGCGACGGCGGATAAGATCCTCGAGGCACGCGGCACCTAACCCGACAGGGAGCCCATGGTCGAAGTCCAGGACGTACTCGAGCCGAACGGTCCCATCCAGGCAGGGATGTTTCCTGCCGATACGACCGAGAAGGCGCTGAACGATCGCATCCAGGCATATCTGGATGATGGGATGGCTCGAGTCGCTGCCTTTCGGGTTGCAAATCCTACGACCACCCTCACCGATGATGCTGCGGTGAGGGCATGGGCTTCTTATCGGGCTTTCGAAGCTCGGTACTTCACTCTCAGCACCAATCCCGCTGACGTCAATCTCACCGACCAAGGCGGGCGGTCCTATCTGCAGACGCAGATCAACGCGTTCTACAACAAGGCGAGGGAGTTCAAGGCAGAGTATGATGGACTCCTCGCCAATTCGATTCCCCGAGGCACGGAGAATCGGCGGGAATCTTATGGGACGGTCGTCGTACCGACGCGGTTCGTCCTATGATGGACCCTCTCCTGTTTGGCACCGGTATCGCGGATCTCATCCAGATCAGCGAATCGTCAATGCAGGAGGAATGCGAGATCTCGCGTTCGGCTCTGTCCGGCGGGGCGACTGGAGTAACACCTACGGACTCGATCGGGAATCCGCTCCCGGGACCGGCGGTTCCGGTTGACAATAATCCCGACGTTGTCACCAAGACTCATTGTCGAATCGCGGGTGGGGCAAAGACCGACCAGGAACGGCTGGTTGCCGGGCAGATGGAGAACCCGGATCTGGTGGTGGTGGCGTTCCCGATTGACACCGATGTCAAGGAGGGCGACACAGTCACCATTGAGGCTCGGGGATTGGAGCTTGAGGTTGTGTGGGTTCCAGATCCGAAGCCAACGCTTGCAATCGATTACCGGGTTCTGGCGCAGAGGAATTCCTAATGCCGGTCTTCGGCATTCATATGGTTCACGAAAGGGTCCAGGGTCATGGACTCAAAATGCTGCAGAAGCTCAGGTCTGCGGCTCGAGCGGCGGTCGACGAATCGCTGGTTCAGTTCAAGGCCGAGCTCATTGCAGAGATGCAACGGCCGAAGACTGGTCGATGGTATCGCAAGCGCGGGCGAATGCATCAGGCTTCGGCTCCCGGAGAAGCGCCAGCAATCGACACGGCGAAGTACGTCAACTCCATTTATATCGTCGGTCCATTCTGGGCCGGGTGGGAGGCTCAGGGCTTCGTTACTACCAGGATGAAGGAGCGGGCAGAGCAGCTGGAGTACGGCACTTCTCGCATGGAGCCTCGTCCGGTCTGGAGAATCGTTCGGAACCGGGTGCGGCGGCGGGTAGTGGCGAAGCGATTGAAATTCAGGATGCGATGAGCGCAATCAACGCGGTACTGAACGGGGTTATCCCGGCGCTGAAGGCAGATGCGGCTCTGCTGTTGCTCGTCGAGAGCGATCACAACCGGGTACGGCGGCGCGTCGGTCCGGCCAACGTCCCAGGCGTTGAATACACGGTGATTGCGGACGGGATGGAGGAATTGCTGGCACCGATCGACATCCAGTTCAGCTTGTTCGCAGAGGATTGGGCGACGATCACGGCGATGGAGGATCGGCTCTATGCGCTTCTTCATCACGAGGCAGGTCCGGTCACGATTGGTGGCGTCCTGATGAATGCGAGGAAGACACAGGGACGCACCATCGAGGATCCGGCGGAAGGGGTAATCCACCGAGCCGTGGACTACGAGTTCACCATTGTCCGAGCGAAGGCGCTATGAAAGGTAGAATCGAGATCCACCGAGCGTTCAGGCACGAAGGCGTGTACTACACCGCTCGGAACGTAGACTCCCTTCCGGAATCGGCGCACGAGTACTACCAAAAGGGAGGCTACATCACCATCCATCCGCTTGATCCCCATGCCCTGGATGGGACATCCTTTGCTTCTCCGGCGGCAAGGGAAGAGGCGATCGCGGGCGGTCTCACCCCGGAGCGATTCGAAGGCCTGGAGCCATCTGGAGAACACGGCTTCACGGTCGCGGATGTCCGCTCCCTCATCGGTAAGGAGGGATAATGCCCGCTACTGGCTATACCCTGTCGGCCGCACTGCAGAACATCGGTGTGGCGAGGGTGTTCATGGGCGACCCGTTCACCGTGGATGGGATGGTCGCCATCCCGACGCAGGGCGAGGTCCAGGTCAACATGCCGCAGGTGCTGAATCGGCTCACCGCTCCGGAACTCACCGGCGAGGTGGCGCACGATGCTCAGATCACGCCTGGGCAGATGACGGTTGTCGTTCCGGTGATCTACGGCGGGGCGCAGACGCTGGATGAGTTCAGCGCTCACGGCGCTGCCGGCGACGGATACTCGGCTCCGAGGACTCCGGTCTACACTTCGCTTCTGGTTATCCCGAAGCGGGAGATGTCGACAGCCGATCCGCCGGTCATCTCGTACGATGGAACCACGTGGGTTCCATCGGCACCGACCCATGCGCTCTGGTTCTGGAAGACGGTGCCGCAGCGTCCGGAAATGCGGTTCTCGTGGGAGGATGGCGGTCGCGTTATCATCCCGGTCACGTTCGAGGTCTTCTACGATGGCGCTCGTCCGTCCGGCCATCGGTTGTTCACACAGGGCAACCCTGTCACTGCCGGGATCACTACTGTAAGGCTCTGATATGCCAGCAGTACACTTTACACAGGAGCAGATCGATCGATTGGCGGCGGAAGGTCGGGCTATGCTTCGCGAGGAACGCGGAGATAAGCCACCCGTCGCCAATCAGACGATCGCTCGCCAGATTCCAGACGACGTTAACTTCGTCTTCCGTGGGAAGAAGCTCCGGGTTCGCCCATTGCCATTCGAGGATGGGCTGAAGCTCATGGAGCTTGCCGCATTAGTCGAGGAGATCGTTGGGATGCTCAAGTCCGGTGGGCAGATGGCGAATCCGGGGACGTTCGTAGCATATCGGACAATCCTGGTAGAGATTCTTACTATCACCCACAATCTGCTGCGACCGAGATTCGTGCCGAGATTTCTTTGGAGATTCCGGCCAAATATCTTCAGGAAGGCGACGCAGCAGGAAGTACTCGAGATCCTCCGTTTTTGCGGGCGGTGCCAGATGATCTCACCCGGCCTAGTAGCACCGGGATCGGTGGGACAGTCGACTACCTTGACCTAGTTTACGACTTCGCATTCAGCTTCCCGACGCTGACCAGGAAGGATGGCATGCCACTCTCGTGGAAGCATTTCGTCTACGGGATGGCGCACCTGAATCGTAGGGAAGCTCGAGACAGGCTGAAGATGGCAAATGCGGTCAGGGCGGGCATGGCGCCAGAAAGTCCACAACGGGACGCTTGGCACCGCGTGCAATCGAAGATAGCAGGGCTACCGGAGATCTAATGGCCGAAGACGATATCATTCAACGGGTCCGGATGCAGCTAGATCCTGCATCTGCGGCGCGGCTCGACAAGGACATGGAGCGTGCGATTCGCAACGCCTCCCAACGTTCTGCGCGTGCCATGACCGCTCCGAGGGATGAGCTCGGCCGATTCATGAAGGCCAGCGATCAAGCGGCGACGGCGTTCGCTGGTGGATGGCTAGGGAAAATCGGATTGGTTGGGCGAGGAATCTTCTCGCTACAGGGTGCGATTGCTGGATTCGGCATCGGGGTCGCTGCTCGCGGGGTGTTGCAGGCGAACAGGGAAGCCCAATCGCTGAATGCGCAGCTGAAGGTTACTGAGGGATCAGCGGCGGAGGCATCGGAGCGATTCGCAGCCATCGCTGAATTCGCTCAGACTACTCCATTCCAACTCGGGGAGGTTACCCAGGCATTCCTTGATCTTCGGACGGCGGGCATTCAGCCGACTGAGGAGATGATGATTGCCTTCGGGGATATTGCATCGGCTCGCGGCAAGAACATCCGGGATTTCACGATGGCGGTCCAGGATGCATTGACCGGCGAGATGGAGCGGCTCAAGGAATTCGGCATCGTCTCCAAGCAGCAAGGCGACAAGGTTTCGTTCACCT